CTTTTAAGTACGTTAAGGTTATTAATATTTTCTCCACCTCTATGTACATTTTCTGAGTTAATGTTTTTGATTTTATAAGTAACATTTTCTAGATCTAAATAAACAAGATACTCTGCTCCTGTTCTTTGTGATCTAAGTACTTTGTTAGATACTACAATGTTTTCATCTTTTGTTTTTTTATACCTGATTCTTTTCATTAGAAATTCCCTTGTCCTGTGTTCATTGCCATAAGTTCTTCTGGAGTCTGTGGCTGTGCTTGACCATCAACTGCAGGAGCTTCTGCAGGTTGAGGCATACCCGGTCCTGCTTGAGCCATAGGACTACCTTGCATCGGTTGAGAAGCACCTTGAGCACCCGGCATTCCACCTTGTTGTTGCGGATTAATAGGACTTCCGCCTACTGGAGCTAATGGTTGCTCTCCACATATAGCTAATAAGTCTGGATTTACATTTCTAAGTGCATCAATGTGAGATTGTATGTGATCTAATGTTCTAGCTACTAGATCAGCATCTTGTCTAAGAACAGGATCAGCTAAAACAGCTCTATGTTCTCTTATATGCATAGCGTGATGATCTGTGTCTATGACTATGACACTCCCACTTCCTGTTAATAATGTTTCATTTTCAGAAGTAATAGTATCTAACTCGTCAGTCATACCTTGTGTAACTGATTTTAGATTACCAGTGTTTAGAACTTCTAAGTACCTTTCTGGAGTTGTAAGTAATCCCATCTGAAGTAGGTTTTCTGCAATCTGTGCTCTACCTGCAGGTGTTTGGGCTAGTGCGTTACCAACATCTACGACAACTCTATTAATAGCTTCAAGATCTTCTGATTTAAACTCCACCATTTTAGTAGTGTTTGATATACCTGCTATCGAAGCTATTCTTGGAGCGTCTGCAAAGTCTTTTAAAATGTTTATAAGACCTGTACCAACGTCCTCTAGTAATTGTATGTATGATTGTTGTAGTCCTGACATAAACTGTAGTGCTTGAGATTGTACTAGTGCTAATGCTGTACCAGATCTAAGACTAGATTCAGGATTACCTCTTGCAACTGAGTTAATACCAGAAATTGTTTCCATTACTTTTTCTAACATGCTGAGAAAGTTATATGTTTCTTGAGCAGTAGCAGTAAGTTGTAATGGTTCTGGTTTACCCATGTTTGCGTTGTATTCTAAAAAGTTAAGTCCACCTTCTAGTGAATTTACTTTTAGGTTGTTACCTTGTGGATTTAAAATGTTTTGAACACCAAAAGCATTATTATTTGTCATAATAGTTGAGTATAAACTATTTAGTGCATCTTGAAGTGGTAAAATATCCCACATAGAAGTATAACCAAATGGAGTGCCTAAAATGTTTCTAGGTGCAATCCTATAAACAGGAAGATCTCTATAAGGCATGTCTGTGTCTTCTAAAATTACATCAGAAGAAAGATACATCATATATCTACCTTTTCCTAAAGTAGCTTCTGTTCTTTTGTGATATAGTTCATACACTGGAATATCTTCTGTCTTATCATAAGATGTAAGAGATATTCTATTATTACTATACTCTTCGTCCTTTGTTCCGATCTTCATAATCTCATCAGCAAACTCAGGATACTTTTCTTTTAAATTATATCTATTTACAAATGTTCTAATTACAACCCATTCTTGAAGTTCAGAGCTTTCTTTAGTTGGATCAAATGCAACATCAAATGGAGATAGCGTATAAAAATCAACATCACCATCATAGATTGGAGTAGGTCTAAGAATTTTACCATCTTCGTCTAATGGATTACCATCTTCATCAAAGTCAGCAATCTCTTCTGGATCAATGTCAATCATTTCGTCTGCTTCGCCTTTAGTAGCGTTCCATTCCATTTTGACGAAACCAGATCCAAGAACAATTGCATACTCTACTGCATCTTTAATATTTCTTTCTAGTCTTTTTTCACGCATGTAGTATTCTAAAAGACCATTACCAAGCTCTGCTTGTATTTTAGATTTTCTGTCTGTATTGATTGCTCTACATTGAAAACTTGGACGAGATCCAGTTACCATGTTTAACATGTGTGTACATAAGTTACCATAATGGTTAACAGCTAGGTTTACAAGTTCACCTTGCTCACCGCCAAAAGATATTTCATGGCTACTAGAATAAAAGTTACCATGATATGCTGCCCAAGACTTTTTTATCTTGCTTAGATAATTATTTACAGTAATATGCTTGAACCACTCTTTTGTTCTTTGATTCAAATATGCAGCCGTTTTCTCAGCCTTATCTGCAGCAAAATAAATGCTGTGTTCCATCATATCTCCTTAAGTCTCATTATAGTACTATAGTTGTTAAAAAGTGTATTTTTAATAAAAAGGGAATTATATTACCCATAAACCCTAAAAAACACTAAAAAAGGGGTATTATATTACTCATTTCTTTATATTCATTATCGTATTTACTAGTTCTTGTAATTTAGAGTCTTTACGTTTTGTTGGACCTTTAAATACATTTGGTCCTTTCATTTCGTTAAAGTCCTCTGGAAATGGATTCCTCGCCTCATTAACATTTCTAACAAGGTATATAAGAGCATCTAGGGCATCACAGTGACCTCCTCTAATTTCTCCTGTTAGTGAATCTTTAAGGTGTAGGAATCCTTTTCTGTTCTTATCCCATTGTGCATTTTCAACATGATATATCAAGTGTTTACATCTTTCGTGTATTTTAACCTTACCTTGTTGTATCCATAATCTAACTTGGTTAATCTGTGCTTCTTTGTTGTCTTTTTTAGTTGCAGCAAAGTACATGTTATGTAACCTAGCTAAATCATTGATCAATTTTAGATCATTATCCATAATCCTAAGATAAGGGGCAACAGGCATATTAAGCTCTGTGTTAAATAGTCTCAGCTCTTCTCTTTGTTTAATCCTTTTTGCAAGTTCATCCGTAGTCATCTCAGGACCATTCATAACAAGCTCATCGGTTATTACTAACTGAGCGTTCATAAAATCATAGAACCCAAATAAAACAACAGTTAAATCTCTAAACCCAACATCACAAGATACATATCCATCAAAATGATGTGGCGTTTCTATTTCATCAACTACTATTTTGTCCTTCATTAGAGAAAATTCAGGAATTACAGTATTTTCTGTAGTTCTAGGGATTTCACATAAATACTCGCATCTAAACTTAGGATTATCGATTCCACCGGGGTATCTATCTATAATCTTTTGTATTTTAGCTTCTGTGAGCATCGGAGAGTCATATATTGTATATTTAGTAAGTTTACCCTCTGCTTCTGCAGGGAATACATACTCTTCGTGAAATTCATGTTGTGGGTCTTTAAAATTAGGAGTAGATGTAAGAATTAACTTACCATCTGTTGTATCTGTTGTAGGAAGTAAGATAGATTTAATAACATAGTCAAGATCGTCCATAAACCCTGCCTCATCACAGATAAGTAGGTTTGCATAACCACCACGAAGATTCTCAGCGTTACCATTATCGGTTCCTGCTACTTGAATCTCAGATCCATTAGGAAAAGCATATACTTTATCTTGAGATTTCCATTCAGGCTTTAAGTGATCAGGACAGTCCTTTAGAATTAGCCTCATTATAGGCTTAATGATCGTACTAACCATTTTCTGCTTAGGACATGCATATTTTACAATAGCATCAGGTGTTTTTAGACATACTTCTACTGCTCTAAGGCAGTTTACAAAAGATTTACCAAAACGTCTGGAAACTAGAATAGTTATAACGTCATCTATTGCATTTACAATATTATCGTAAATATCTTTTTGTTTTCCCTTAAGTTTCCAAGAAAGTTCACCCATTTCCCATAATTTCTTAATGGCAGCTTTCTTTTCAGCTTCTTTTTTAGATGTAGCTTTTCTTTTGGAACTTTTTGGAGCTTGTCCATATTCCTTAGTCATCACTTCCTGCTATCTTAAACAGATCCTTTACATTTGAAGGTACTTTAGTTGTTTTCTCCTTCGCAGGAGCTTTACCTCTAATTTGCATAAGTAATTTAACAAGTATTTCTAATTGCTGAGTGTCATTCTTTTCAAAAGTACCATTTTCGTACAACTTTTTAAGGTGCATGATACCATTAATGCAGATTTCCTCTTCATCTGATACAAAGTTAACTTCATCTATCTCATCTTCAAGATCATTATCTTTTATTACTTGTTTTAGGTTTAAATTCTCTTTTTCAAGCTCTTTTATCTTCTTTTTAAGGGAATTTAACTCAAATTCAATGTCATTATATAAATCTTTATCACTCATAGCTTAATTACCACTGAATTTCATCGGATCTTTGCTTATTTTGCCTAGAAATCCCATAAATACCTAAAGTTGTTTGTAAATCTTTAATTTCTTTGTCTTTTTTTGCAAATTCTTCTTTAAATGCCTCTAAATAATCAGGTTGTTCTTTGAAATCTAGGTAATACTTGAACCCACATAACGCAACTAGGGCAATTATGATGATTGAATCTGCAATTTGAGGTTGTTTGTAGTGTGAAAGTGCTAAAAATGATACTAATAGCACAAAAGGTAATGCTTTTTTCGCTTTTTCCATGTCTTCTCCTGTAAAAAATCAAGTCTGGTCTATTTATTTAGATACAGATCTCTTCTTTTTTCTTCCTATGGCGTTTCTTATCTTTGAAAACTTACGTTTTTCTTTATATGTTGGTTTTTTAAGCTTATCCGCATAAATTTCTTTAAACATTGGATCAGCTTTACCAAAAGTTAATGCTCCGTATGGTTTATTTTTATCGTTTTCCATATTTTTTCATCAACATTTCTGCTCTTT